ACTTAGAGTCTCTAACTATAGACTAACTTTAGTGTAATATTCAATATTATTATCACTAATTACTGACTTTAGTTAACCTATAGTTACTATAGGGGGACATTTCTACCCTTGTCAATCCTGTATTTCCCCCATCCATATAAAATCATCGGTTTTTTGTTCTTAACATTAGTTAATATCGCTTATTGTTTTACCTATAGTCCTACAATATAGGCGGTATGAATTACCATGTTAGAACATCGGCGCCCCCACGCCTGATCTTGAAGTAAGCCTCAGCGTGTTTCTGTAGCTCTTTTCGTATATCTTCGTCCTTTCGCTCTAGGATGCGTTCTGACGCGTCTTGTGCCATTTGCTGACTCCAGTAGCCAACAGCCATCGAAAGCGCGTCTAAGCGGTCGTCATGGGTCACAGCGCCCCTATCTCGTGTTATACGTGTGAGCTGGTAGATCAACTGGTATTTTAGCGCGTGGTCTTTAGGATACACCTGGCTCGTCTCGTAGTCGTTCTGGATGACCTTAGGATCGACCACCAGCTTATGCCCAGTCATCACTGGTTCTAGTGTATCGATTATACGTTTTTCTTTCTGTGTGCTGTGCCTCACCTCTTCGATTGTGCACGCGTGGACTTTGCGTAACACAGGTTTAAGTAACTCGACGAACATACCGTCCCCAAAGTTAGACTCTACGACAATCTCGTTGACCTTGTGTTCTTTGGCAGTCATCGATAGAAACTTGAGTGTTTCCTCTGAGTATCCTCCCTGGACTCCACCTGCCGCAGTGACATAAAGATAACCGTTGAGCATCTTGACTACCGCGTAGCCTGTCTCGTCTTTACCTCGTCCTGACGGGTCGATAGACATAACGGTCCCTGTGTATTCTATGTGTTTACCCAGGGTCTTCATAGGCCTATAGAACCTATCGCCAGTCATGCCGACATTAGGGATCGATCCGTCCCACTCTAGGTCCGGGTCTTTGGCCCACACAAGTCTCTCTGGGGCAAGCTCAGCGTCCAACGACATCACAATAAGATCCGAGATCTTGAGTGGATACTTTTCGACGTCACTGAGGTTAGAATCGAGCATAAACTGTAGAGCATAGCCTGCAGACCCATAGGATACTTTACGTTCAGCAAGGTCTACGTCAGAGAACCGGAGTGGCTCTGTTGACTTTCCTTTATTATCAATATTAATACAACACCCAGCGATGTGCCCATCGTATCGCTTCATGTTCTGGTCTGGGGTGACATACTGTGCAGGCCAGATGCGGGTCTGGTAGCCACGCTCGGTTAGCTGTCGGTATATCGTGTCTTCGCACTGTGGTGTCCCTAGAAAGATCACCTTTGAGTCATCGTTGGGCTTAATGATCGCATCGAACTCTTTGACTTGTTCTCCGAGCTTGTCTCGCATCATCTGGGTCGCTGAGTTATTCGGCACTTCGACGTCATCGGCCACGATAATGTCAGCACGAGACCCGGTCAGTTGAGATGTAATACCCAGGGACTTGACTGACGGGGCGTGTGACGCTGGGGCTGGTCCGACGTCGAATGAGATCTTGGAGAACCGTTGTTTGTCTTGGGGTATAAGATGCTTAAGGAGTGGCATCTCATGGATAAGCCTAAGAGTAAAAGTTGAGAAGTCGTCTGCTCTAGTCTTTGAAGCAGAGACAACAAGTATGTTCTTTGAGGGATCGAGGAGCAGCTGGTGGACAACATAAGCAGAGCAAATCCAGCTTTTACCGACGCCTCGAAAGCCTTGGATAACTGCTCGTTTATCTCCGTGCTGCATGTAATCCGCGATTTCATATTGGATTCTGGTTGGTTCAGGTAGGTTAAGTTGTTTCCACACTAGGTAGAGGAAGTTCCTGAAGTCTTTGAGTTGACGTAGGTCAGCCATTTCGTGATCTGTTTTGGCTTTTCTTTTGGAGCCTTAGGTTCGACGCAGCGTTGTTCCTGGGGTTTCGGTCTTTGTGATCGACGTCGCGCCCTTTGATTTTGCTGAGTCCTAGCTTGCGAGCCATGAGTCTCCGTGCGGCATTGCGTCCGGCTCGGCGTTTCTTTTGGTCCGGCTTAGCGTGGTAGTTAGCGTATTCGCTCTTGTAGTTCCTACTCATTGGACGCCATGTCTACAATTCGGTCTACGTTATCGTCGTGGAACGGCAAGGCGTTGACTAGCTCGTGTAGTGGTGAGCTTTCGGTGGCCACGGCGGACACGTTGTTGTCCTTGAGGAACTGTCTGACCGTCGATAGGTCAGCCGTGGATGCCTCTCCTGATTTGACCCTGAGTAAAAACTCTTCGATCAGTAGGTCCTGGAGTTCATATAGTTTATCTGAGCGGTCCATGTTACTTTAGTTCCTTTCTTATTTTTATTATTAAATATGTAAGCGTGGTGACCCCGACGCAAATAGCGATCGAGGTGTTAACACTTTCAAGGGTGATGGCCCCGAGGAGCCCTGTTACGCCAACTAGTGACGGTGCATACGTTGAGTTCATTATTGTCTAGCGGCTCGTGCTTTCTGGATCGCTTCGATCTCGCGCATACGGAGTTCTGGGTTTTCTTGGAGCATCTTTGATTTCGCTACGCCTCTGTAGGCTCTGATCATACGACGCAGCGCAACAACTTTAGGGCTGTCGCTTCCTGTTTCGTCTTTGAGATCTTCGCCAGACAACGCAGCGTATTCCTTGCTCTTAAACATACGCTCTAAGCTTTGACGGAGTGTCCGCCCTCGGATCGTTGAGGTCCCGACGAGCTCTAAGAACCTATCGTAAGCCTGTTGTCCTGTCTCTGGGTTATAATATTCTTTCATATCTAACTCTTCAACACCGGGCCTCAAGAACCGTGATGGTTGCCTGAAGCCAGACCTAAGGTTAGAAATCTCATAGTCTACTACGTTCTTTGGGTCTTCTTTAATGTATAATGGATTAAATACACCAGCGGGACCTCCGCTATTAGGGACTGTCATGACTTCACCTAGCATATTACGCCGTGGAGGTAGGTTACCCCCAGCCGGTGTTCTTTTGATCATACGGTCAATGATACCACGGGCTTCACGCAGTGGCCTGTCTTCTTCGTAGTTAAGTGACTGGTTGATCACGTTAGGCACAAAGCCTCCAGCGATACTACCTAAGAACTTCTCTGCGTCGCGCACTGGGTCTTTGAACTTCAAGAAATCAAAGAGGTTATCAAGCCCCTGGACATAAGACTTAGACGTGATGTTGTTTGAGAACGCAAGTGCAGCAACACTGAACACTTTCTCAAGGTCCCCGTCGTCGAGCTCGTTGTATGTCTGAGCTTCGTTGATGTCAGCGACAACGCCGAGAATCGTAGCGATCGGGTCGAGCCTGTTATAACTTACCCACTTGTCTCCGACTTTAATCGAATACTGCTGGTTAGCCATCTCCCAGGACTCTCGTTGCTCTTTGTTCTTAGGGCCATATCCTGTGATGAGCCCTTGGCCTTTACCGCTCTGTAAGAAATACAACAAAGACGCCGTGGTGGCTACCGAAGTAGCTAGGCGCCCTCGTGTCTCGGCACGCACTGAAGCGTCAGGGCTCCTAAGCTTGGCCCTAAAGTCTTTACTGAGGACCTGGAGTGATCCAAACGGAGACCGAGAGATACCGTAGGTCAACAGGTTCGTCGGTGTGCGCACAAACGGAATCACAAACTTAAGCGTTGGGTGTTTCTGCGTAAGCCTAGACAACATTTTTGACATGCTGTTCTCTGAGTCCTGCGTGTGCGTGTTGATCTTGGCCATCTGCTCAGCCTTAGCAGCCAAGACGCCACGGTCTTTGTAGCTGAGCTCTGTGCCATCAGGTAAAACAAACGGCTTCTGGGTAGCCTTTAATATTTCATTATCAATAAAGTTCTGTCGCTCTTCAAATGCTAAATCCATTTCCTTGGCTTTGATCTCTGCGTCTCGCCTGATGCCTGCCTCGTTAAAGATCCTTCCGGTCTCAGTGGTGTAACCTTGAACTCTATCTGCGACATACTTAGAAATCTCTTTGCCCCTAAGTCCTGTTTGGATCGCTTCGGCTGCTAGTTCTTGTTGCACATAGGTCCGGTAGTTGAACGCCTTGAAAAACTCATCGCCACCTATAAGACCGCGAGAAGGTAATCTAATGAACTCTCCAAGGAAATTAAAGGTCCTAGAGAACGCGTTGTCCCCACCCGATGGGGAATAGCTAATAGCTTTTATTGAGTTCTTCCGGTCGTCGAATAGTTTCGCTTCGGGTATCGAGATCGCCTCTCCGTGTTTCAACGCACGTCCTGCAAGCTTAAACGCATCGGCTATAGCGTGTGCACTAAACGAATACTGCAGGGTAGCGCGAGTAAGCGCGAAATTACCTGACAACGCACTTCCTACCGCTCTCTCTACGGTCCCTACGGCATAGGTTACTGCAGAGCCAATCAAGTTAACTAGTTGTGTAGTAGGACCTGAGAGCAAAGAGTTCATCCAGTATTCTTGCACCATGTCCATCATGTTGTTGCCCTGGCTACCCTTAGCTATCCTGTTAATTGCTGCTTCGAGGTCATCGCCGGACTTAGCGTT